TTATTGGCCTTGATTCTCACAGCGTTTGGTGACTTATTGAGCAGTGACGATAAGGCCGCTACTGGCAACTTACCGTACTGATCTTTAAGTAACTTTGTCTGAGTGTAACTCCAGATCATTTGTCTTTGCCTGTGCAGTCAATCTCTTGAATTATGGTGCTAGGACTTAGCCCTAGATCAACCCTGTCTTTTTTTCTAACGGCCTTATCTGGCACAGGTGGTGTGCCATTAAAGATACGGTCATAGTTGTCAGCAAATTGCTTGCTCATAGGTCGTGAAATAGGCTTATCTTTTGCACTCATTAGTATTCTCCTGACTCATCAATAATGTGTTGCTCAATAAATTCATCATTAAGCATATCCTTAAAAGACTCTTGCAACTTCTCTTTAGCATATTCCTTAGTTTCATCCACATCAATGCCACGCATTAGCATAGCAATCATGTTGTCTTTATATTCATCATCAACAATCTCCAGAAGATCGTGCAGTGAGTAGCCAGCAGCAGAGCCAGTGGTGGTGATTTCATAGAACAAGTCATCACGCTTGTCTATAATGTCAGACTCAGAGATGCTGATTCTAGCTGATGGTGATGAGTAGTTAGTGCCGTTGCGTAAAGTCATAGTATTCTCCAGTGGGGCCGTAGCCCCGTTTATTGTTATTGAATTAAACCACGGTTTCTAAGTTGCTGACGCAGTTCGCAATACTCGTTTTCCATTTCTGTAATTTTATCTTGATGGAATTTTTCAAATTTATGACCTTTTGGTAATGTTGCTAATACACTTTCATTTACTTTTACATTATCTACAAGGTTTTTAATGTCACATCGTAGTTCATACAATCCTGAGTTAGTTAGTGGGTAAGTGTTAGTCATATCATGCTCCGTTTTGTTATTTAATTAACTTACGGTAATGATACACACTTATGTTAACACTGTAAACACTTTTGTTTAGGAAATGATTAATTATTTATTATTTCTTTTTTTTTAGCTTGGCTTTGAATATTTGCTTGATCCTGCGTAGGTATTTTATGTCGTGCTTAACGGTACAGTTATTGTACTCTAACGCCTCAACCGTGATTAACCCAATACGCTCTATAAGCCTATGACGGTACTCAACGACATTACCCGACAAATAGCGATTGCACTTGTGACATTGTTTATGACAGTTGTGCAGGTTAAATGACAGGTGTTTAGCTGCTCCCCTGCTGCGGTAATGCCCAGCATCCCAGTACCCACCAATGCCTTGATGTATGCCCGTTGCGTCACAACTTATGCAAGGCAAGTCTCTATCACGCCATCTAACGTATGCGTTAAAGGCCGTCTGAGCCTCTACACGCCATTCTGAGGCTGTTTTGACCTTATCCTTTAGTTTGATAAGGGTTTCACGCTTGCGCTTCTCTGATGTGTATACAGCAGCCTTTTTGCCATGTTTTACCACGCAATCCATAGAGCAGAAGAAACCTAGCGGCACTTTAACCCCAGAGTCAGGGGTAGCGTATACTTTGCAATGCCTGCACTTCTTCTTAGCGTTAGCCATTGGATTCGCGGTATTGATCGTAGGCATTAAGTGCCTTGTCAGAGAATACTACACCATACTCTGAGGCTGTAGCGTTAAGAAACTCAATGAAGTTGCTGGCTTCTTTTACGTTAAACTCTTTGGTTTCGGGCCTAATGCAGACCATATACTGCTGACACAGCGATAGTATGTGCCTACTACCCTTGGTTAGTGGCTCACCATTATCCATGCACTGCTTGGCAAATTCAGCTACCAGAAGAGCCTTCCAGCACTTAGCATCGTACTTGTTGCCGTTTACTTCTGTTGGCACAAAGTCATTGATCTGCGCGTGGTAGCATTTCTCTTGTGCGCGTGTCTTCTTCTCGCGTCCCAGCGTGAGCAGTACAGGGCCACCTACTAAGCCTTTGTTAGCCATGCGCCAAACTTCTGACATTTCAGTTTTGACGTTATCTAATGTAATGTTAAATTCTAGATCAGCCATTAGACTCACCCATAGCTACAAATTCAGATAACGTGATACCAAAGTATTTAGCCAACGAGTCTGCTAACGATATCTTCATATCATAGCCTGTACGCCACCTAATGACCTGCTGTGGATGCACTTGAAATGATCGGGCTAATTGTGACCCTGTGATTTTAAACTTGGCTTGTGCTACTCTCAGTGAAGCACCCATATCAATGTTCATGTTTATTTCCCCTTAATGTGCTATATTGGTTTTGAATGCTCCAGTAAGAAACTTACCCCACCGTAAAAAAGTGGGGCTTTTTTTGCCTGCTAGAACGGTATATCGTCTTCTTCATCAAAACCGCTGTTAGGCGATTGAACAGGCTTTGGTGCTGCTTGGACTTCTTTTGGGTTAAAGCTAAACGACATAAACTTTTGCCCTTTGTTGCTAGTTTTAATCCATGCGCTCATCCACATCTCCATACCATTAATTTCACAACTACCATTGTAGTCAGGATGACGTTCTGATTTCTTGTCTGCTTTGAATAATGCGCCTGTGTTGTTGTTATCATATTCCATAATTACATCCCCTTTTTGCTGCGAATAAATTCTTGTTGCTTGCCAGTACATTGGCTCCAAAGCTGCTGTTTCTCGTTTTCATTTAACTCAGCTAGTGCCTCGTTCATCATCGTATGCTCACCCGTAGCCTCGCTTTCAATGACTAACGCCACTAAGTCTTGCATTAGTTTCTTACTAACACGCTTTGCTGGTGGTGCTGACACTGTTTCTGATAGACCTTCTAACGTCATATCAATGACAACCGTTTTATCTTCATTGCGATACATAGCCAATTCGCTATCGTCATCGACACTTGGAATGCCTGCCAGTGATTGCAAAGCATAACGCCTTGCGTAAGTAATCGCTGAACCTGCGCCTTGTGGTGTCACCTTATCCATAGGTAGTAAGTATTCGCTTTGCAGCCATTGCCCAGATTTGTGCATGAGCATAGTAGATACACCAATGCCGTTACCGCCAGCCGATGTAACTGGTAATTGAACAAACGATAAACCATATTTTGCAAACGGTTCTTTGATTACCTTAATGACGCTAGTAAGGTCAGCGTAGCTACTTTTAAAGAAAGGATTGTTGCTGTCTTTAATAGCCCCACCCATTTCTGCCTGTGCCAAGCATAACGCTGTGGCTAGGTCTGTGATTGATTCTGATTGATTCATTTGCTGCTCCGTTTAATTTTTGTAATGCCAGACTATTCTATCGAAGTTAAGGCATCTTGTAAACACATACGTTTAAATAAATACAATAAATGTTGTCATTGAATCAAATATGTAATACTATTTGCAGACACTAATAAAATAACTGGAGCATAACATGAGCAGAATTGGAAATTATCTTGTCGGTAAAAACCAAGAAAATGAAGATGATTACATCGCATCAATAGGCAGTAAGAAATTAAAGGACATTACATTTGATGAAGTGCAAGAAATGTCTAGCAATCAATACAGCGAATACTTTTACAGGTGGATGGATGAAAATACCAATGATTAAGGAAGGCTTTATGAGGGTTTTAAAAATGACTAAAAAAAACATTTTAAAAGAAGATCCAGAATTGAATCGAATAGCTACTGAATGGAACGATAAATTTGAAGTGACGCGAACCATTAGAAAGGAGATAGCTGCCGCAGAAGATAAATTGTCTGTAGCGCATGAGGATTTTCTTAAAGTTAACAAAGAATGGGAAGCTTACGAGAAGAAAAACGGTACGACTAAATGATTAGTGCAGCCGTTATGTGTCTGGCAATGAACATCTACCATGAAGCTCGAAGTGAGCCTTTAGCGGGTCAGTTAGCCGTTGGCTATAGCACGATGAACAGGGTATCTGATGAGCGTTACCCTGACACTGTGTGTGAGGTTGTCTACCAAGCTAAGTATCACGCTTGGGATGATAAAAACCCGATTAGGCATATGTGCCAATATTCTTGGTTCTGTGACGGAATTGGAGATTTACCAACCGATGACCAAGCTATGTTAGAAGCAACAATCCTAGCCCAGAAGATTTATTACGGGGTAGGAATTGATATTAGTGGTGGGGCAACCCACTACCATGCCTCATACGTTAGCCCGTTTTGGGCCAGCGATATGGAAGTAGTGCTGACGATTAATCAGCATATTTTTTATAAATAGGAGCAGTAAAATGAAAAACAAATTTCAGAAGTGGACAGAAGAAGATTCTAAATTTGCACTTAAACAGAGGATAATGGGGAAGAAATTTTCTACCATTGCCAACAAACTTGGCAGAACAGAAGCAGCCGTTAGGATAAGAATTAGCTCAATGAAAATAGAAGCTAGGGCTGAGACTGCTGCCCTTGGCCCTGCTGTAACTAAATCTTACGCTGATAAACTGGTTAGCAAGAACAGAACTAAGCCTAAGAAAAAAGTAGCCGTTAAGAAGGCTGTAGTGGCCCCTGCTGAGAAGGTGCTGGTTAACGGAGGGCTAATGCTCACGTTATCTGTATCGCTTGCTGGTGGCGTTTTAGGAGCCGCTTTGTACAACTACTTTTTGTAGTTAAAAAAAACGGGCTTGCAATTAAGTAAGCCCGTCTATAGAATGAATGTGTTGGTGAAGAGGTTAGAGCCTCATTCGAGCCAGCGAGATTATCGGGAAAGAACCAGCGCCAACACAAGTGTAGTTTATCTTACGTGTTTGGACGTTACAAGACCTTTCCGACATTTCGCAGCTTGAATCCGACATTAATAATGTGGGTTTCTTTAGCGTTGCCACGATAAAAAACAACTCTCATGTCACCAAGACTTTAAACTGGGATAGCACTTACCGCACAGGATTGATGGGACTGACCGAAGCAGCAGCAATGCCGAGGTACAAACATACTTAGCGGACACAGTAGGGAGCAGACCAGCTCAACACGGATCGTTGAATGGTTTATGCAAATTACGGTAGGTGGATCAGCAAATAGCATATCGTTGGTAAAGGTTCCTAGTTTAAAAACATAGGTGTCCCAAACCATCTAAATGACTACTATGCTTAAAATTTATTGGGGCAATAATAATGAGAATAACGCTTAACCAAGCAGAGCAGAAACTAGCCATGTATTTAGCCAAGGCTCGGTATGATGAGAACAGGGCCAAGGGCAATCCAGACAGCAAGTTAAGCCCATCGACAAACAAGGAAATAGAATTAGACGGTGTAGCAGGCGAGTTAGCCGTATGCCGAATCTTTAACGTCTACCCAGACACTGAAACCAAGTACGATGAATACCCCAAGTATGACCTTATGACTGCCAAGGGAAGCAAGGTTGATGTTAAGACGACTCAGTACAAAAATGGCAGACTGCTGGCTACACTAAACAAAAAAGTATGTGATGTTGACATATATGTACTTGTTATCGGCGAATTTCCAGTATATGATGTTGTTGGTTGGGCCAAATCAGAGGAACTGATAGCCCCCAAAAATATAATAAATCTAGGCAGGGGTGATGGTTATGCTCTTAGTCAGGATCAACTAAGGGCATTCAAATGATTAATTTAAGACCGCACCAAGAGCAAGCAATCCAGATGCTCAGACAGTCATTACGCAGTGGCAAGCGCAGGCCAATCCTTGCAGCACCTTGCTCATTCGGTAAGACCATCACAGCAGCAGCATTGATGGCGTCAGTAGCAGCTAGAGGCAAGCGTGGCATTTTTATCTGTGACCGCATTAAACTGGTTCAGCAGAGCTTAGAAGAATTTACTAATCACGGTTTGCAGTTTGGTGTGATACAGGGAAACCATGAGTTGACCAATCGCCA